CGCGCCACGCATCGAGGCTGATTTGCTTACCCGCCGACTGGAGTACAGTCACGGCGCGGTAGACAGAATCGATGGCGAGCGCGCCACGCTCGTCGATCGCGCTTGCGGCGCGGCGCGGCGGCGGCGTGATGCCCGGGAGCACGGGCGCGCCCCCGTCGTCGCGGCGAAAGCCCATGAGTGATGCGATTGAGGCCATAGGCTGATTATGCATGACTGTTGCCCTCCCTGCTAATTAAATGCGACACGTCACTAGTAGATTTGTATGCCCGCGCGCGGCTGGCACGCTGCCCACACGGCGGCGGCGGCGGCTCGGAGTGAGTCGATAGGTCGAGGCGATTTCGCGGCGTCGAACGCCTGGACGCCGGATAGCTGTCTGAGCACAACGGCCCCAAGCGCATCGTACAGCTCTTGATTCGGGTGATGGACGATGCGACGCGATCGGATGCGGTCGAGCATGAGTTGACATGCCGTCGCGTAATCGCGCGTTGACAGAGTCACGATAGGCTGCCCGGCGGCTTCGAGGTCGGCGGCCAAAGTTCTCGTCGGCCCCGCCGCGTCGCACCCAATCCACTGGTAGCCCACATCCTGCATTTCAGAGATCGCGGGTTGAACCCAGTCTGTGCCGGGGCCGGACGCGATAACGGCGAGGCACACGTCGCCGTCGCCGTCGAGCCAGGCGGCGACGATGGACGCGCCGCTTCTGTCGCTTGCCAGATCAACGCCAACGCAGACGCGCGACGGGTCAGGGACCGTCGCAAGTAGCTCGGAGTCCTGGAGAGACGCCCAGACGGTCATGTCAACAACGGCCTCGTCGGTGACAGTTTCGAGGTTGAGAATCGAGCGACGCCAGGCGGCGAGGCTATCGCCTTTGAGCGCGCGGATTTTATCGGCGGTCTGGGTATGCCCAAGTGCAGGGTGGAATGACAGCGTCTCGTCACTGTAGGGGTCGGCCTCGGCGGCGGCCTCGTCTGCGCTCCACTCGAAATAGCACATACGCGAATTTGGATTGCCAACCGATTCCCGGCCCTGTCGAATCAGCTCATTGAGGTACGCGGATTTATCGGTGCCCTTGGTCGAGACAATCCAAAGTTGCGAGTCTTTAATCGTGAGCTGAGTAGGATTGATGGCCGTTTCGAGAGCGAGCCCAGAATCGGCGTCGAAAGCCCACGCCTCGTCGACTGTCACGAGGTGGAGAGAATCGCCGTGAATTGATTTGGGGGTAGGCGCGAATGGCGAAATGAATGAGCCGCGCTTCAAGTACTCGGTTCTCTCGGCCCCCTGGGAGGCATAGACCCTGAAATAGCCGGGTTTTTTTTCAGCTCCCAATGCGGTATTAATCTGTTTCCAGCGCTTCCGGGCGTCTTTCCCGGTTTGAGCTGTCATAAGAATTTCATGACGATTGTACGCCATCATACGATCAACCATGATGGCACGCAATAGGAATGACTTCCCGGCTTGTCGCGGTACGGTGACGACGACGACGGGATACCTCCAGGCCCCAGGGTCGTGCGGGTCGAGTTCGAGGGCAACGTCGGCCACTTGACGTTGCCACGGCATGAGTGAGCCGCCCAGGAAAGCGGCGGTTGCGGCGATGCGGGCACCGAACGTTGGGTTGTCCGTGTTGCGCCGCGTTGCGTACTTCGGCTCGGCGCTCATGATGCGGTGAGTGCGTCGCGGGTCAGCTCGGCGAGAGCGGCGTCGAACGCATCGAGCTCGCGGTCGGTCCCCTCGGCGGGGCGAGGCAGGCTATCGAGCGATTCCAGGACGTTCTTCAAGACGTTCGATGTCGCGACGCTTGGCGCGCCGCCGTTGAGGCTTCGGTCGAGCGCGGCGGCGGCTTTGATGAGCGCGGCGCGCTTCGCACGCTCGATCGGTCCCAGTACGCCCTTGGCGTCGAGGTCGTCGAACGCATCGCGGACAGCGTCCTCGATGTCCCCCGTCGGTGGCGGCGCGACGGGGAACAGCTCGTTAGTCATTTCGTGCATGTCGGGGTCTTTCGTGGTTGGCGCGGATGGTTTTGGGCCAGTTTATATCCGAGCCGGGGGGAATAGGAAGGTGGGGGCGGGGACTTCCCGGCAGCCGTTCTAAAAACGGCTATCGGGTTGGCGCGGATAGGCCGGGCCATTGGCCAGAGCCGGACCAGGCGCGGCGAGGCCTCAACGCGGCGGCGGGTTTGTCCTGTCTTTTGCAATTGCATTGGAGGTGAGCTGGACGGAGGTTGTCGATGTCGTCGCTGCCTCCCTTGGACCGGGGGATGACGTGATCAATGCTGAGTCCAAGCGGCGCGCGCCTGGAGGCTTGCATGTCGATCGGCTGTCCACACAGCCAACATACCGTACCGTATCGCCCGATCACCTGGTTAGCCAGGCGGCGAATCTTCGAGCCAGCCCAGGTCATTGACCGGTCTTCCTCGGAGCGGGTGCGGGTGGGTAGGTCGAGGCTATTTCGTCGCGCATTGCCCTGGCCAGTGTGGCGATCTGGAGGGCCATACCGGCGAGCTTGAATTGCGGGCAAGACATGCTGTAGGGCGTGCGTCCGTTTAGCTGCTCGTGCGCGCGCATCGCGGCGGCCTCGATGTCAACGGCGATGTCTGCGACGACGGCGCGAGGGTCTTGGGAGATGGGCGAGTTAGGCATTGAGCATGAGTTCCTTTGCCTTCGGGTCAGACAGATTCAGTCGCGCCCACGAGCGGTAATGTGCGTCGGGATACGTCGCGTGCATGTACTCGACGTAGGCGGGCGGGAAGACAGATTCGGGATTATCGCTGTGCCTGCTTTCCTCTTCCTCTTTGCGCCGCCGCTCGGCGGCGGCTCTCTCGGCATCTACTACCTGCTGTTGACGCATGATGGCCTGGTACTTGCATTGGTTACAGCGGTCGGGGCTAACCGTGCCATGAGTGCATGTCGTGGCGAGGTAGGTCATGTACGACGGACGGTACTTCACTTCGGTAATCTTTCGGCTCGAAATTTTCTGTTCACAGGATGGATGAGGGGCGGCCTTGGCAGCCCCCTCTTCCTGTAGGGAGGGAAGGGGCGTACTCATGTCCACATGAGTCGCGATCGGCTTTGGCCGGGCCGTGTTTCGGCGAAGGCGGTAAAGCTGGATGCGCGCGCGCGTCGCGGCGTTGCGTGCTCGGTCTTCGGCGTCGGAGGCGCGGCGGAAAGCAAGCGTCCAGTCCACGAGGACGCGCTTAACTACCTTGATGACACCGACGGTCGGGACGCCCATTCGGATGCCTCCCCGGTGCCATTGGATCACGCCCGCGTCTTCGAGCCACTGGAGGCAGCGCGAGGTGTGACGGAGGGAGTAGCCCGATCGCTTTGCGAGCTGGCGTGCAGTGGTCTGGACGACGGCTGCGAGGTCGCTGCGGGTGTCGTGTGCGAGGATTGCGAGGGTGTCGAGGATTGCGCGCGAGGCTGCGAATTCGCGTCCCCTGAGCGGTCCCCACCCGATTCGAGACAGGGCGGCGAGGATGGACGTGAAGCTCATTCCAGCGTTGAGGATGCCGCCGCGCGCTTTGGGCGCTGGCACATGCGCCGGGTTGGCGGCGGCGTCCTCGGTTCGGGGGCCTCGGATAGCGGCGCGCGCCGCGGCGATAAAGTCGGCGCGGTCCTGCTCGGTCCAAGTGGCGACGGCGCTCATGAGTGCGTTTCCACCATATAGCGGATTGCAACCGTAACGTAACAGTGCAGGAGCTTGATCTTTTGCGCGCGGTCTTTTGGTCGCATCCGCTTAGCGCCGGTTATGCCCATGTTGGCGGCGTCCTCGGCGAGCTGGAGGCTCACGGCTTGTGCTTTGCGCAGTAGCGAGCGGACAATAGCCGCGTCTGAATTTGAGATCACGAATCTTTCTCCTCGCTGTTGTTGGCCTCGTATCGATGTTGCCAGACGCACGAGGCGATGGCTGCGACAGTCAGTGCCGGGACGGTGACTGGCCACGGCAAGTACATCGTCACGCACGCGACAAGCGCGGCGGTGAAGGCCGCGATTGTTATGAGCGCGGCGGTGAATTGAATCCAGTCGATGCGGTATTTCACTCTTCACCCTCCAGATTGAAGGCACTTTTAAGATTGGCCGTCACGCGCTCCAAGTCTCCGTGCATGACGGATAGCTCATAGCCGACAAGTCCGAAGACGGAGCTATTCAACCGATCAATGATTTCGCCAAGCGATTCCTTTAGCTTGCGCAGCTCGTCGGCGGTCTGCTTTGCTGATGCGCTCATGAGCGTGGTCTCCTATCGCGTGTCTCAACTGTCAGACGAATTGGAACACCGGCGGCGGCGAGCTGTTCGAGGTCTGTGAGCGCCCAGCGCGTTTGTCCCGTCATGCATCGGCTTAGCTTATTCGGCGAGAAGCCCGCGCGCACGGCGAACGTTGTCTGACTGACGCCGGAGCGCTTGATATGCGCTCGGACTGCATCTGTGATCTTGGTCTGGTATCCCATGCGTGACATGGTAGGTCACTTAATTGGAATAGGCAAGTTCTGGCTTGGCCCCCGTCATGCGCTCGATCTCGGTGCGAGCGCGTGCGACGGCTGCGAGGTATGCGCTCCACGGGAGCGCGGCGGCCATGTCGGGGCGGTTTCGGCGATACATGCTCTCGGAGCACTCGACGCGCATTGGCTCTCCCGTGAGGATGTGCGTCTCAATGCACTCGCGTTCGACGGCTTTGGCGGTCGCTTCGAGCCGGTCGAGCACTGCGAGTACTTCGTCTGGATTTCCGGGCGTGCGCGCGGCGCGCTCGTAATTGGAAACCGAGCGTTGAGTCGTGTTAATGAGGCGCGCTAGGTCGGCCTGGGAGATTCCTAGCGCGCATCGGCGGGTGAGCAATTCGGCGGCGAACATATGGGGCCTTTCTTCGATGAGAACGGCCCCGCCCAGGTGAGGGAGCGGGGCCGTTCTCGGGTTAGATCAGTCGTTGAAGTACTTCGCAGCGCGGTCAGGGTCGATCGCGTCGAGGACCGTAACGATTTCGTCGAGGGAGGCGTCGCCGGGCGTGAGGCTGACGGCCTCGCAATCTGCGTAGATGCGGTTGGCCATGCGGTCGGCGGCCAGCGCGTCGGTCACGCCGTTGATAATCGTCGCGCTTTCGGCGCGGAAGCCGTTCGCGGCGAGGTAAAGCCCGGCTTCTCCGCTGGAGTGGTAACGGGCGGCGGCCTCGTACAGGGACTCGCGCAGTTCGATCGCTTCGGCGTCGTCGCCGGGAATCGCCTTCGCAAAGTATTCGGCGATTGCTTCGCCGTCACTGGTCTTGTCGAGGATGAGCACAGGCGCGTAGCCCTTGGTGGAGTTCTCGTCGGTGAGCCAGGTGATCATGTTGGACATTGTCTTGCCTTTCGCTTGTCCGGTGGGCCATTCCCTCCCGGTGTTCTAAGTATAGAACACCGGGAGGGAATGAGGCAAGTCAGAATGATTCCAACTTTCTGAGACGTGCATCATAGTCGGCATGTTCTCTGTCTCGCGTCGATCGCAGATCGCCGACCTCGTACCTGATTCCCTTGAATTCTCTCGCAAGGCTTTCTACGCTATGGCGCGCAATCAGGACGTCGGCGGCGCTCTTTACCTGCTCGGCTTCGATACGTCGCACGCTTTCACCGTTGGATTCAAGTGCTTTCTCAATGCGCGTGATCGTATCCCCGTGCATGGATAGCGTGTCTTCCATGCGCGCGATGCGGTCGGCGGCCTCGGTGGTCTTTGCGTTCGTTCGGGTGACAGCGTCGGCGATGCTGGAGCCGTGATTAGTGCCAACCTCTTCGCGGATGCGCTTTGCCTGCACGAGCGTCGCAATCGAGGCGATCACGGCGGATAGGCCGGACAGACCGCCGAGGGCGGTTATGACCTCGGCGGTCTGTCCCACTACTGGCCCCCTTGGGGGACATGCGCGATCGCCGTGACATTGCCCAACACGGCGGCGGCGAGAGCGACCCAGAGCGGCGCGACCTGCGCCTCGATGCGTCCATAGGCGACGAGGAGAGCGACAGCGGCGAGAATCACACCATACGCCCAGCGTCGCACGGTTGGCGTGAGCCATGAGATCGGCTGCGGAGTCGCGCTTGCGGCGTGCTTCGGTGCGTTGCTCATGGTCAGAGCATCTCTCGGTTGAGCGCTGCCTGGAGCTTGGAAACGGTCTCCATGCCAACGTACCCGTCGACCTGCGCGCCAACGCGAGCCTGGAGCGCGCACGCGGTGTCATAGCCCGCGAAACCGTCGACCTGCGCGCCAACGCGAGCCTGGAGCGCGCGAATAAGCTGCGAGCCGTCGCCGTCGCCCACCCACTCCCAAGATGCGTCGGACGCAGCGGGATAGAGTACGCGGTTGTGCGCGAGCTGCTCGGACACAATGCCGTCCATCGGCGTACCAAGGTAGGCCTGGAGAGCGCTCGTTGTGAGCGGTCCCCAGACGCCGTCTTCGGCGACGCCGGGAGCGGCCGGCGTCGGCCACGCCGTGGATACGTCGACGCCGGCGTTGATCTCGTTGGCTCGGTTGGAAATCCAGTCAAGCGAGTTCGTGTAGCGACCGGGACAGGCCGTCGCGAACCACGTGGAGTGGCCAGACAGGGAGAGTCCGCCCCATTCGGCGCGGATAGCTGCGACGAGCTGAGCCACGGTCTCGTAATCCTCGTCGGAGGCCTCGGGACGACACTCAATGCCGATCGTTCTCATGTTATTACCCGCGCAGTGCCAGGCGCGATCGTAGTCATGCACGAGTTGGGTCACGCGCTCGGCGCTGGCCACGTAATGCGCCGAGGTCGACGCTGCGCCTCGGTCCTGCGACAGGTAATTGACGACGCCGTCGTGAGACTGACCGTCGACGCCCCAATGATGCAGGACGATTCCGATAGGATTGCCGCCGGGGCGTCCCTCGTCGAAATTGGGTGACCAGTTTGTATCTGTCACTGCGCTATTGACTGCCATTGTTCCTTATCCTTTCAGTCTGCGAGAGCAACCCAGTCGAAGTTTGCCGACTGACTAAGTCCGCTCGTGTCATTCCATCCGTAGTACTTGAAACCGCTCGGCGTGATGTCGTAGATTGCGATGCGCACACGCTGGTTACCGCACGAGACGGCGACGTGAGGCGTCGAGGCGAACGGGCGCGGGAAGGTGACGGACGCTTCGTAGGACTCGTTCGGCTGGTACTGTCCGAGATGGACCGTGCCGTGCTGTCGACCGTTCACGAGGCGGTCAACGGCCTCCTTCAGTTCGGCGAAGTTTGCGTTGACGTCTTCTGCGCGGGCGATCTCGCCCGGGACGAAAACCTTCATGTTTCTAGTCCTTCCTTGTCGGGTTTGGAGTGAGTGCGAGCTTGGTTTCCCAACTCGTCGGTGTGATCGTGTGGGAGACTTGCGCGATGAGTGCGGCTACCCGCTCTCCACGATACTCGACGGCCACCGCGTTCACTGGGTCAATGGTCGACGCGAGCGCCATGTATGGGCCTCGACTTGCGGGCCCCGTTTCGTGCGCCGGGCGCAAAGTTACGCTGCTCGGCGTCGGGTCGCTGGATGTCGCGGTGATGTAACGTCGTGCGGTTTCCTCCAGTTTCGCGGCGGGTAGTGTCACGTCGAGCTGGATGCTGGTTCCGCCCCATACGGCGGCGGCGGTCGGCTCGTCTACGGTGGTGTCTGTGTCGTCGGCCTCCCATTCGCTGCGCTCGGCGTCCCATCGCGCGGCGTGATTGTGCAGCGTGACGTGAGCGATTGCGTCGGACGCCGCCCACGAGACGCCAACGTCTGTGTAGGACAGGACCCGGCGGCCTGGGTCGCTCGGCGCGGCGTCGGTGAGCCGTAGGACGGGGGTTGTTGGCCGCTTGGTCCTGACGAGAACCCAGCCATTGCGTGCGACAGACCAGGAACCAAGGACCGATGCTGTGAGGGCGTCGAGATGCTTGGCCAGGCTCGTTTCCCAGACGGTCGGCGGGACAGTTACGCCCGTCAGCATACTGTCAAGGGAGTAGGTGAGGTCTCGGCAGGACTTGATGATTCTGTCGAGGCGTAGGAACAAGTTTTCGCTACCATCGCCGGTGTCTGCCTTCGCGCCGTACCGCGTGGTTGCAGCCAATCGAGCGACGCTATCAGACGCGATCAGAGTGGCTTCGTAGCTGATACGCCCGCCTGGCTTCCTCGGTGTGATCTGTAGATCAGTCAGGTAGCCAGAGTAGACGAGTTCTCGCGTCGGCCAGTGGATGAGTCGAACGGGTGTCCCGTGACTCATGCCGGTTGTGCGCGGCGCGAGTGCGTTGATTGCGCGCGCTGTGAGCGTGCCAACCGTCCCGGTGAGGGCGGGGCCTGTCGCGTCGACGCCGCGTGTGACGGCGATTTCCGTGCAGGGACCGGTGATGTCCTGCCATGCCTCGGACGCGCCGTTTCCGCTGTCAAACCATGCGCTGGTGTCCCAAGTGCCCTCGTCCCATCGGAGGTATCTCATATTTTCCGCGCCGCGCGTCCAGGAGTCTCGATTCCACCTGGACTGATTCCACCGTAGCCCGTCAAGTCCTTGCAGCGGGTAATAGGCCTGGAGACTTAGTACGTCGCAGGGCCTCGGATTTTCAGGCAGCGGCGTATTGTCTGTGATTTCCAGTTGCTCGACGATGCCCGATTCGAGGCCGGTGATCTCGATTTCCAGGCGCGCGCCAAACTTTTCCGAGGTCACCGTGCGCACATAGATCGGACCTCTGCCCGCGCGCGCGGCTGAATGACCAATGCGGATGACCGCGATATTTCCGGGCGCGGCGGTACGGATGCGGATGCTGACGGTGATCTTGTGGCCGGGCGCGAGGAGGTCGCAGGCGATCACGAGCGATCGCGCGCCCTGGTTGAGTGAGTACTGGTAGCGTCCGTTGCCGAGGTTTTGGACGCGCGCGCCGGACCAGTCACCAATGATCGGCGCGGGTAGGAGGGTCGGCATGAGGGATTACCTTCCTGCGCCGTTGAGGCGCGTATATTGCGAGACTGACTGAGCGATCGCGCGCCCGGCGTCCACGCTCGGCGTGAGCATGGGCGCGTTGACGGTGATGCTGACGGCGGCGTGAGGGCGACGCAGGGCGGCGAGGCCGCTCACGCCGGGGATAGACAGGCTGCCCGGGTCTGTGTTGGCAATCATGCCGGTGAGTGTGCCGAGGCTGTTACGCACGGCGCCGTACCGTGATTCGAGGCCTTTGATGAATCCGTTGATTACCATGACGCCCGCGGGCGTGAGTAGGCGCGCGTCGTATTCTTCGGGGCCTTTCCAGGATGTCAGGCTGGATGTTAGGCTGCTGAGCTTGGATTGGACCGAGCCGAACATCGAGCTGATTCCGTTGATGAATCCCTGGATGAGGTTTTTACCTGCGTTGACGAGTGTGGAGCCGATGGATCCGAGCGCGGATACCGCGCGAGACGGGAGCGTTGCGATCGTGCTGACCGCCGAGCTGACGCCGCTGGAAATCGAGGACTTGATTCCCTCCCACGCGCTCGACAGCGTTGAGCCGACGGAGGACCAGATTCCCGACCAAATCCCCTGGATAACGCCGAGCGCGCCCGTGATGTAGCCCTGGACGATTGATAGCGCGCCGGAAATGACGCCCTGGATACCTGACCAGACGGACGAGACAATTTGTTTGATGCCCTCCCAGACTCCAGACCAGTCACCCTGTAGCGCGCTGGTCCATACCTGGATGATTCCAGAGATGACGCCAATCACCGTGGAGATGACGCTGGAGATGACCTGCCAGACGCCCGAGACGACGAGACTAATGCCCTGCCAGATGGTGTCCCAGTTTGCTGCGACTCCCTGGAAGACATTGACGATGAGGTCTGCGATCGGCTGCCCGTAGGTCGCCCACGCGGCCTGGAGCTGTGGCCAGACGGCGTCCCAGGCGGCCTGGATTTGCGCCCACGCGGCCTGGAGCTGCGGCACTACGTTCGTTTGGAACCACTCGACGACGACGCTCACGGCGGCCTGGATTTGCGCCCACGCGGCGTCGACCGCCGCCCTGAACGTTTCGTTGTTCTGGTAAAGCGCGACGAAGATTGCGACGAGGGCGGCAATTGCTGCGATGACAAGGAAAATTGGGTTAGCGGCCATCGTCGCGTTGAGCGCCGCCCATGCTGTTTTAGCGGCCCCAATGATTGACTTTACCTTATTGAAGGTTTTGAATCCTGCGACGAAGGTGCCGATGACGCCCGCCGCCGCCGCGATTGCCGGTCCGAATCGCTCGAAAAACCCAATGACGGCCTGGATTGCGGGCGGCGCTGTCGTCGTGAGCCAGTCGAGGAAGGCTTTAAGCTTGGGCATTACCTCGGTCTGGAAGATGGCGGCGGCGGCCTTGACCTTCGGTACTACGTTGGCTTGGAATTGCGCGGCGAATTGCTGGAGGGCGGGCACGGCCACGTCTCGCGCCCACGTGGTAAGCCGTTCGAGTGCAGGGATGAGATAGGTGATAGCGCCTTGGGCGAGGGCCGTCACGGCGGGTAGGACGAGCGTGCCGACCTTGGCGGCGAAATCGCCCATGTGCGCCTTGATGACCTGGATTTGGTGAGAGAGCGTGTCTCCCTCGCGCGCGAAAGCGCCGTGAGCGTCGGCTGTCTGCTCCATGATGAGCGCGAGCGTCGCCGCCTGCTGTGCCTCGTTGTCAAACGAGCCGCCGACCTTCTGGAAGCCGAGTTCGGCTGCCTTGGCGTCGATGGATGCTTGTTTCAGGCTCACGCCGTAACGCTCGATCGGGTCGCGTTCGCCCTTTAGCGCGGACGATAGGGCGGCGACGGCGTCGGAGGTCGAGCCGCCGAACTGCGCCGACAAGTCGGCGGCGACGCCAATCAGATCGTTGGTTTTGCCTGCGAGCTGGTCGATGCTTGTACCGCCGTTTTTCAGCTGCGCACCCAATAGGGTACCAAGCTCTTGGTACTCGTTCTTGGTCAGTCCAACGGTCGAGGCCGCCGTATCCGCGTAGGCCTTCATCTGGTCTGCACCTGACTTGAAGACGGCTTCGATTGCGCCCGTCGATTGTTCGAGGTCGGCGGCGGCGCTCACGGCCTTCGCGCCTGCGACGCCGATTGCGGCGGCCCCGGCGGCGGCGACGGTGGCGAGTGTCGTGACGGCCTTTTTCCCGGCGTCTGCCAGGCCAGAGATGCCGGTTTCTTTGGCGAGCCCCTTGAAAGCTCGACTGAAATTCTTGGTGTCGGCGACTACTGACACCTTGACGACGTGGCCTGCCACGATTTATCCCTTCTGCGCCTCGGCGCGGTCCTGGAGTAGGTCGAGGATGGCGTGTGCATCCTCGACGGTGAGCTTTTCGCGCGCCTCCCACGGCGGAATACCGGCGTCCACGGCGAGAATCGCAAGGACGGGCGCGAGGGAGGACGCGCCGCTCATTCCCCCGCCGGATTGGCTTCGCTCACGAGTGCGGTGGCCTCGTCCATCGTGAGATCAACGGCGGCGGCGTAGGCGTCGTCTCGGGTGGCATGGTCGCCGCGTCGGTAGAGCATGATGGCACACATCGCGATCATGGGACCGGCGAGCATCCCACCCGCTTCGGGGTCGAAAGCTGTGATAGGCTGGCCGGTTTTGCGCTCGTAGTAGTCGAGGTCGCCGAGGGTCATTGCTTGCAGGTTCATTTCATTCCTTACCAATCGTGTTTGTCTAGTAGTTCTTTGATGCCCTCGCCAAACCCGGCGAACGTTCGGGGTCGCAGTGATTCTTCTGCTTGGGAGAGCCAGCGGGGACCGGACCTGGAGTCAGGTCCCCAATGTCTGACCGCCGCGTAGGGCAGGCGGCCCTTTGAGCCGACACGCACCATGACTTTTCGCTTGGAACGGGACGGCTTGATGCCCGCCTGTAGGCGTCCCGTCTTGTGTGGCGCGAGGGTCTTTGCCAGCGCGGCGATAGGCGTTGCCAGGCGGTAGGTGAGGTCTTTTAGGTCAGTGACGGCCACGCCAACCGCTTCCGCGTCGGCCAACAGCTTCTTGATGCCCTGTATTTCCACTGAGCCGCCGTCGAGATTGACGCGACCGTCACTGATACCCGTCATTCTATCAGGCATCCTCCATGTTGCCCGTGCCCAGAGTCGACGTTGCCGTGAGCTTTTCAGGCTCACCCTCGCACGCCCACTCAAACTCGAAGGTTGCGCCCTTCTCGTCGCCTGCCTCGGAGCTAAGCGACGGCTTGACACCAACCTTGGCGCGCACCTTGAAATGCGGCTGCTTGGGCGTCGCGGTCTTGTTGCCGAACGGGGCAACCAGGACATCGAGTGTCTTGCCTGCCTGCTGCCAGAGCATGTCCCAGAACGATCCGGGGTCGAACGAGACGATTGCCTTTCCCTTCAACTTCCACGAGGCAGACGAGCCTCCCAGAGCGTCGGCGAAGGTGACAACGTCCTTGTCACTGGTCTCGGGTGAGAGCTCGTAGGACGAGATGTCAGACCAGTAGTCCTTTCCTGCGATAGAGAAACCGAGTTTGTTGCCCAGGATTCGGGTGTTTCGGGTGACGGTCATTGGTTTGTCCTTCCAATCGAGTAGGTGAGAGCGGTCGAGATGGGGGCTGCGAGGTAGGTTTGTCCGTCTGCGCTCGTGATGCCAGTGTAGGCGTCGACGGCGGCGAAAGTGCCAGAGCGGACGAGAGCGATAACGATCTCGTCGACGGCGGTGTCAAGCCGCTCGACGGCGAGTGCGTTTGTTGTCGGAGCGACAGCCACCGTGAGATTGAGTCGCACGGTGACGGCCCCGTATGTCGCGTCGTCCGTCGTGACCATCTGCGCCGCTTCGGTGATGACGATGCACGGCGGTTGTAGGCGTTCGGGGACGTTGGCGATGACGGGGAGTTCGGTCGCCGTTTGGAGGATGGCGGTCAGGTCGGCGCGCGCCGCAGCGATGGGCCCTGGGTCAGTCATGAGATTGCGAGTCCTAGATAGGGGGCGAGTAGTGGACGCGCGGCGACGAGCGGGTCACGCGCGACGCGGATAACGGACGCGCCGTCGAATCCGTCGGCGAAAGATTTGACGCCGTTCGGTGCGCTGCGACGGTGATACAGCTCGGCGGCGACCTCGATAACAGCGCGGTCGCGCACGTCGCTTGGTACGGGTGCGCCGCCGACCTGACTTTCGACGAGCGCCCGCGCTTCGGTGAGACAGAGTGTCAGGAATTCGTCAGGGTACACGTCGCCGACGTAGGCGGCGAGTCTGGTTGTCAGGTCGGCGGCCATGTCACGCGCCGATCTTCAGGGGCACGAGGCCGGACGGGATTTCGACGGCCACGGCACCGTACCGATAGACGGAGAACTGCTTGGACAGGTTGATGATATTCTCGTCCTGGAGCTGGACGACGGGCGTCTCATAGCTTCGCACGGCCTCGCTGTTGTAGAACGCACCGACGATGCCTGCGCCCATCTGCCCGGGCGTCGCGCGCAGGTTGCAGGTCACGGGCACGTCGAGGATGACACCGGACAGTGCCTTCGCGTTGGTCGTGCCGATGGTGTTGGCCGGGTTTTCGGCGGCGCGCATGAGGGGCCGTCCGTCGGTGCCGGTGAGCCCAGTGAGCGCCTTGAAGGTTGCGAGGTCGACAACGAGGCCGTCGAGGGTGAGGCCCTGGTCGGCGAACTTGGCGGCGGCGTCGATGAACAGGCTGGAGATGTCTGCCCAGTTGAGCGCGGTCGCTGCCTTGGAGGAGGCGAGCTTGTTGGCGTCCTGTCCCTTGACACCCTCGGCGAATTGCGCTGCGAAATAGGCGGCGCTGCGCTGCCCGGCTGCGATCGCCATTCCTCGCAGGGACGTATCCAGGAGGTTGATGCGCGTGCGCTCGATGGCCTGGCGCGAGAGCTCGGTGTATCCACCGAAGGTCTTGATTGGCGTTGACCGCTTCTTGGTGGTGACCTTACCGAGCACGAGATCGCTGCCTTCGGTGGCCTGCTCGTTCACGGCAAGCGTGTTCGTTGCGAGCTCGGTGAAATCGAGCTCCATGCCTTCGGAGGGCAGGGGGCCGGTCGAGAACAGGTTTGCGAGGATGTTGGGCTTGTCGACGATGCGAGTCAGGTCCTTCACCCATTCGGGGTAGACAATAGTCGCGTCTGCGCCCGTCGTCGCGCCGTTGAAGGCGCGCGCCTGGAGGCGAGAGATTTCCTCTCGGTAGGCTTCGTCGGTCAGGAGGGCCTTCAAGGCCGCGCCGGGGCTTCGGGTGTCGGCGCGAGTCTCGGCGGGAGTCATATCGGCGAGCGCGGCGCGCTGTTCGATTGCAGTCAGGTCGGCGCGCAGGTCGGCGAGGTCGGATGCGAGCGCGTAGGCGGGCGTGTCGGTCATGATTTTCCTTTCGGTTTTGGTTGGTTCGTTGCGGACTTCGGTAATCGCCGCGCTGTGGTACGCGGGCCAGGGGACAAGCGAGACTTCACGGAGTGCGAGTGTCTTGATTGTCGTGTGGGTGCCATTGTCGTCTTCGCGCGCCTCGGTTTCGAGGGGCATGAATCCGATGGACAGGCGGTCAATTACGCCGTCTCGCACGAGCTCGTATGCGTCTCGCGCGGTTTGGGTGTCGGAGAAGCGCGCGGCGACCTCGATGCCTGCCTCGGTTTCGAGTACGTCCGTGATGAGGCCTATCGGCTCGTCGTGCCTGTACACGAGCTTTAGGCTGGTGTCGGATTCGTCGCGCGGTGCGAGGGCACCCGGCGCGATCGTCTCGAAGTACCCGTCAAATAGCTCAATCTCGACGCCGTAGGGGACGGCGAGGCCGCGCACGGTACGCGGTTCGTCGGTCTCGCGCCCGGCGGTGACCTGGAATTCTCTGGTCTGGAGATCATTCATGTTGCATGTCCTTGATGGTGTCGGCGGCTGGGTCGGTAATGCCTTCGATGAGGCGCGCGTAGGCGGGCGAGTAGATTCCCGCCTCGATCGCCGTCTTGTGCGTGGCCATGCGCGCGGCTGGATTAGCGCGCAGGAGCGCGTCCAGGTTAAAGCGAACTAACGTTCCACGTGGGAGGATAGCGGTGAGCGTATCCTCAATCTCACGCAGGTAGGCCATGAGCGTCCAACGGATGAAATCGGTCGCGGCATCGTTCACGTTCTGGTAGGTGAGGCTGGAGCCGTTGACGGCGGCGAGGAGCATGTGCGCCGGTATGCCGAACATGCGCCCAACGGAGAGAACGTCGAACGCGCGTGATTCGAGGAATTGCACCTCGCTCGGCGTGAGGTGAAGGGGCGAGTACTTGAGACCCGCGCCGATGACGGCAACGCCGCCGTCATGACTGTTCGATTCGTTCCACGCGCGTTTAGCTTCCTTTGCTTGGGCGGCTGTGATCGGCTGCTCTGTCGACAGGACGCCGGTCGGGACGCCGCCGCCGCTCGTCCACTGCGAGGCGTATGCGGCCATGTCGCGCGCGCCCTGGAGCGATCGCGCGCACGCCTGGATTGGCCCGAGGCCTTCGGCCTGGCCTGGCACATAGGTCAATCGCAGGTGACGCAGGTCGTTGGGTTGCCACGTGCGCGATCGCCATTGGACCGTGCGCTCACCTGTTTCACGGTTCAGGTTCGGGACACACTCGGTGGGGTCGAGCACACGCAGTGAGTTGACACGCCCGTCGCGGTTCCGTCCCACGAGCCAGTATGCATTTCCACGTAGGGCGAGACTGGCGATCGTCTCGGCGATGAGCGACGTTACGGTCAGACCGGGTCCCGGCGTCGAGATGATTGTCGGGATGTCTGCGCCTTCGAGCTGGATGCCGTCGCGCCACGCATCGAGGCTGATTTGCTTACCCGCCGACTGGAGTACAGTCACGGC